CTCTGTAGATACGAATTATGCCATTATTATCTTCTAAAAAACAATTTGAGAATCCACCCAAAGTAAATGCATTGGATGTTATTTTATTACCAACACCAAATGGGTGAGTTGTTGGTCTGCCATTTGTTGCATCGTCAATTGCATTTGAGAAATTGATATCATATCGTGTACCCACACCCAACTGAACGTCACTTTCTTTTCGCATTTGTGCTGTAGTCAGGCTACTTAATATTGATCTTTCGGAAACGTCAATCAGCCTAGATAATTTAGAATATCTAAAATATTTTGAAAACTGATTGATTTCATCTGTATTGTATGTTTCAATTGTGGTAATTACCAGTTGTTTAATTTCATCAGAAGTTGATATTGTTGCATCAGATTGATATTTCACAGTCGTATCAATAACAATGAATATGTATTCAGGATCAACAATTTCTGTAGATATAGTTAAAACTTTTTTAGGTTTAATTACTGAATTAATTAGATTGAGTTTTTCTGTTGCAGTTAGCACATCACCAGTTATTGGTTTAATTGCGATAAACACTTTTCCAAATGTTGGTGGATCATTATCTTCACCACCCCACACAACACAAGAATCTACTGTTGCTTGCTGTAACATTAACGTTTTGTAATCATCGGCTGTCACTACACGGTTCTGTGCTTCATATGATTTTGGTGCGTTAAATTTAATTTTACTAGTTGTTTCTCTGTCTGCACCACCAGCTGCTGGATCAGATGCAACAAAGGCAATTGTTGTCACGCCAGCAATAGCATCTGCATATGTTAATGTCTGAATGTCATTTGCTAATATGCCGTTAGAAACAAGATATTCAAGTATAACAATATTGCCGGCATCTAATGCAACACCAAAAACACCATCACCAAACTTAATTTCAAATTGTCCGTCTTCAACTTCTTCAATGTAATAAACTCTAGTTGTAGATGTAACTTCAACTAAATTAGTAACTTTTGAAAATGTTCTTGTTGTGCTGTCAACTGAAGAATTCAAAACACTAACAGTCAGTGTTAATGTGTCAATATTTTTATTTGGAATCAAAAATCTTTGATCTGCATCATTTAAATTCACTGTATATCTTCTATTGATATAACGTCCTTCTTTCAAAGACATTGCGCTACTATAAACACCACTTGCTGATGCTATAATAACCGAACTTGTATTCAAGAAGTTGTATGTTGTTCCGTCTACTGTCCCTGTGAAAGATGTATATGCAGGAATAGTTATACTTACCGGAGAACTGGTAAGTGTCAACGTTGCAGTTCCACTAATAGATGCAGATGTGACTGAACGTGGTGTATAGTTTAAAGACTTTGCTAAGTTAACAATTGAATTTCTTTTTTGTGCTGTCGGCAAGAATGCTTCAGCGGCTACCATGTTTAGGTAGAATGAATTATAGTATGTGTTATAAGCTAATAGATCAAGCAAAACATTAAGTCCAGAACCTTCAAAGTTATAATCTCTGAATTGATCTTGTGCTTGCAAATAAGATTTAAAATTGGTTTTAATTCCTTGAAAATCTAATGCATCTATTTTTAAATTATTGTCCGATGCCATTATGCTGTCCTTTTGACTGTTGTTTGTAGTCCTGAAATACCAGTTGCATTTTTAATGGAATATTCCAACTTGATATCAAATCCGTCATCCGAGTAGTCTACTTTTATGTCTTTTAAAGTTATACGCTTTTCATATTTCTCGATATCAATTTTAAGACTGTTTCTAAGTTCATATAATGTAAATGCGCCATTTCTAGAAAACAAATAATTTTTAACACTACTACCGTAATCAGGCATAAATGGTCGTGTGCCTTTTTGTGTATTAATTAAATTAGATAAAGACCTTCTAATTGCAACTTCATTTGTAATGGGACGAACGTCACCTGTCACAGGATGAGGTGTGAAATCTAAAGGTAAATCTTTATAGAAGATGATATCGGCCATTTTTTTCTTTTATTTATGTATGTTATTCTGCCGTTTTGGCATCTTGAATTTCTTTTCTTCGTTCTTTTGCAGCTTTAGTAAACTCTGCTAATGCTTTTCTTGCTCTAGTACCAGCTGCTTTGTTTCCTTTTTCGTCAAACTTTGCGCTTTCTGCAAGATATGATTCAAATAAATTTACTAAGTTTTCGTGATTCGTCATTATTATTTCCTTATAAAGTGTTGACATTTGCTTGACAGTATGCTATATTACTGTGTAGACTGTGATTTTAGATATCTGTTATAACTGTGATTGCTGTATTGGGCACTAATGCAGTTGTCGGATTATTCAATCTGTCTTCAATTGTTGATATTCTTAAAACAGTTGTCGGATCATTCAATATGTCTTCAATTGTTGATATTCTTAAAAGCAATGCATTAAGTGTAGTGGTATTTGCACTATCAGAAAAGATTAAATTTTCTGCTCCGTTGATAGTAATAGTTTTATCTGAAGTAATTGTACTATGATTGTTTGCAACAATACTTATACTATTTGAAGAAAAGATTAAATTTTCTGCTCCGTTGATAGTAATAGTTTTATCTGAAGTAATTGTACTATGATTGTTTGCAACAATATTTATACCGCCCGAAGATCCGAGTTTAATGCTTGAACCGTTTGTGTCCCATAAAATATCACTTTTATTAGATACGTTTGCAAAATTTCTAGTTAAACTTGGTGCAGTACCAAAATACTCTACTGCTGCTTGTGGAATTGCAGGAAGATATCCTAAAATTGCAGGCTCTTGTGCAGATAGCGCATCTAAGAAGAAACCAAAAACCCATTCACCAACTCTTGGTGTTCCGTAAAGATTTGGTGTATTCAAAGGATGAATAGATAAAGCAAATGGCAAGTCTTCGGTCGGAACTAGATTAGTTGACTTTGCAGGATGATATCCAAAGCATCGCACTTTGCATCTACCGAGCGTCAGAGGATCGTCAATATCTTCAACAACTCCAATCCACCAAACAAATCCATCTTGTCCAATAAAATTTCTCATCAATTATCCCATGTTCTTGAAGTACTGAATTTCTTTTTCTTGTTGAGCAATCCATTCATCTGATGGCTTACCTTCACCTTTGTAATAGCGCAATGGTCTACCAGTTTTCTTAGAAACTAACGCCCATCTGCCGTCTACTTGCTTGAGTGTCTCAATCAATTCTGGACCAAAAACTTCTTCTTCCCATTCTTCTCGCGAAAGATTAATGCCCTTTATTAATTCTTTAAACTTTTTCATAACTTGTCTAACTCTGATGTGTCTACTGCGCCTGGAGGAACATTATCCCTAATCCAAGTCAGCAATTGTATTTTCACATCAAATTCTTTCTTAGCAGGTTTTCCTGGTTCTTTAAGCACCAAATACTTAAAGTCTTTGACAACAGGATTATCTTTCTTGTCTCTGTATGGTTTATTTGTTTTTGGGTCAAGAATAAAAATTGTATTCTCTGGATTATTTAGAATGACATAAACACCGCCTTGAACTTCTGGTGGCATAGATTTAGACACTAAGTTATATACCGTCTGTGCAGCACCCACATGAGTCGCAAACAAAATATCTTCTGGCACAACTCTAGACCGAGTTTTGTTATTCTTTATTGCAATTTGGTAATTTGTGAGAACCCAAGATACATGAATATTTTTTGCTTCATACCCCGCAGCAAACAGTTTCGGCAAAACATCTGTCATGTCTGTGACTTCTTTGAATGTGCTATCAAAGATAAGATTTGGCAATTGACCCTTTTCAGCGCCAGTAAGCATTAAATCTAATGTCTTGTTTTTTACGTCAGTTGCACGAATAAGAATGTGTAAAATATAAACATGACTTGGCGTTTTCAAATCTAATTGATTCATCTTTAAATTCTTGTCAAGCAATTCTCTTTGAATAAGTTCTTTGTCTTTTTCAGAAATCTTGTCGCCATATTTGTTTAACAAATCTTGTGTCGTGAATTTGCCAAGCGCATCTAACTTTTGAAATGCAATCTTCAATTCATCAACGTCACGCACTTTAAACTCAGACCCTTGCATAAAGTGTTTAATTGCAAATCCTTTACCCGAACCCGCACCGCCAGCAAGAAACACAATCTGTCCATACTTTGCGCCATTGTTATATAGAATTTGTTTCTCTATAAGCTGAAATGCTTTGTAGTCTTTTAAATCTACATATTCTGAAAATTTTAGTTTCATCATGGTATTAGGCCTTTTCTCCAGTAATTATCAACTATTGCTGTTGATGCTGTGTTATTTCTATGTCTTCTGTTTGGTAAAAATGATTCAATTTGAGCTGATCCAAGTCCAGTATTAAAATCATAAGGCACAGATCCTCTAGTTAATTCCAATGATTTTGTATATGCACCCAATGAAATTTTATGAACCACTGACACAACAAAGTATTTACCAGAATAAATTTTATCGTTGGGTGGACTTGGATTTAATGGATCTGCCAACTTTTCAAAAGAACTGGGAATCGTAAAATTCACAATGTGTCCAACACCAATATTATTTTTACCACCCTCAATCTCAAGGCCAATTTGAAATAGATTTTTGCTCAAATGCCCGTAGATATTATTTGCAAGCCATGCATCTCTGTTTACTGAATCATTTAAAGACGATACAATTAATTTTCTTCCTGGAGTTTCTCCAGCAATATCATCATATCTAGAAAAAATATTAAAATTGTCAATCGTTTTAAATGAGTAAAAATCTGTGCTTTCATTTTCACCATTTGCATACGACAATTTCTTCATTGCATGTGTTCTTGATATTGGATCAATTGACGTAATCGTTGTGTTGTAAAGTCCCAATAACATTGCGTTTAAATGATTAAAATTTTCTCTTCTTTCATACTTAAGAGTTCTTATTGTTGAATCTTCTTGGTTTGCTTGTAGTTTTTCAGAAAATTTAATATTGTACACACCAAATTGTATTGAATCTGCAATTAATTTGTTTAGGCTACCAAAATAATATGAAGAAGTAAAAGGTTCATCTGTTTCTGTGTTTGTTGCGAATACTGGATTTAATCTTTCAAAGAATACATAAAAGTCCCCTTTCGCACATGCTCTATGTGTCATGGCTTCAATTGCTTTATGTGGCATGAGTCCTGTAGATATAAATGGTTTTTCTAAAGTGATTCTAGGATCTTCTAAAACTAAATCGTTTTGACCGCCCATCTCAGAAAACATAGATGACACTGCATCACCAATCGACATATTCTTATAGCTTTTAAATAAACATTTTTTAGTTGAATTGACAAAAGTTCTTGATACAAACTGTAATTGATATATGCTACTCAGAGTAGTTTGATCTACTACGCTTTCGCTAATTTTGTGTAATATTAAATCTTTTCTCCAAATAATTACATCATCACTTTTTGGTTTTGCAATTTTAACACCGATAGTTTCACCACCACGTAATGCAAACTTTTCTAAACCACCACCAGTATCATCAATAGTAATGACACCTTCAATTGACGCTGAGAACATATCTTCAATAATTTCAATGTCTCTAAATGCACCTTTTAAATCTACCTTTTCGCCATACGCAGTAATTAAGAAAATTTCTTTAACATCAACATCAGATCCAACTCCAGCACGGGTTACTGGATCTTGAGTTATTTCTATCTTTGATTTTTCCGATAAGTTAGGAGAAAATCTAGTGAATGCTGGAAAATTTGCGTTTGTGGCTACCATTACAATACTGGCCTTTTTGAAATTGTATTTAAGTCTGATGTTATTGCAGTAATCAAACTTCCCTTAACAACTTTTATTTTTGATTTGTTAGAATTTACTCGCAACTCGTATTCATATTGTGTTTCTGACCTTCTTGCATCTAAAGCAAGATTGGTATATGTTGTTTCGTCAATAATATCAAGACTTGAATTGTAGTAATATTTTACGGTAGACAGAGCTGATGCTATACTTCCGTATTTTTCAATTATGAAAGTATCTAAATCAAAAGAGTTTTTTGGCCAGTCATCATATACACTATACATGTCGTTTGCAATCAATATGATCCAATCATAATTTGGATTACCATAAAGTTTATTTGAAACAATGTCAGGGCGATCACCGTTTTTTACAATGTACGGCGTAAATAATATACCTCTGTAGCTTTTCAAATAATCTTTTATTTTTATAGCCGATGTTATATCAATCGCTCTTAACGAATCATATTCATCAATTTTATAATTTATTTTTGGAAAGTATGTGTATATTGACATGATTAGAAAATTGTTCTGCCTGCTGTTTGGTGTTCTGCTGATGCATATGCTGCTGTAATCAACACGCTTTCTTTTAGCGCAATTGTCATATTAACTTCAGATGGAAAATAATCACCGGCAGTGGCTGATTCTGGACTTGAAAGAAATACCATTTTGTTTTGTGCGCCATAATCTAAACCAACATTCTCAATCATACAATA